GGGCCATGAAGTTATGTGCAGCGCCTCCAGTTTCATATGTGTGGACAAAGTGATGAATTTTGTGCTTTGGTAGAGACTGCTTGTTTGGGCTGGTTATGAAAACCTCAACATCATCAGGCACATACAACTCAATTGACTTGAGCAGCACCGGCAGGCACTTCTCATTTTTTGAGCATATTCCGATTGGCGTCACTTGGCCTTGTTCCTCGCGGATATAGCCTTCGACTTAGCCTTGGCGTCTGCCTTGGATGTTGCGCCCCAAGCGTTCAGACTCAGCAGGAGCCTGGTCGGTTTCCCGTCCTTCATCTCAGGGCCAGGCATATTCCCCATCCGCGCCAGGAAACTCGCCCGACGCGGGTTGTCGCCGGACTTCACCGGAGGCTTGAGGTTCATGCCCTCGGCTTTGGCGCTGGCGCGACCCTTGGCGTTCAAGCCGCCAGTGGCCGACTTACCCTCCTTGCGCGTCCAGGCCGCTGTCACTTCTTCACCGGCTTGGCAGTCTTGGCCGCCTTGCGGAAGTCGGCTGCGCTGGGGGCTGCCTTTGTACCAGGCTTGTTCATCTTCTCGCCAGAGCCAGCCTTGATGCGCTTTTGCTTGGCGTTGATGTTTGCGTAGAGTCCAGGCTTCATTCCTCTTCTCCTTCTAGTTCCGTGTCCACATACTCTTCATCGTCTCCACTGCCATCGTTCGGGCCGCCTGTAACCCATGCATCGCACGTTCTACTAGCTGCGCACTTGAAGTCAAAAATCTCGCAATAGCCGAGGTCAGCGAGTCGTATAGTTCCCCAAGGATCTGCTTCATTTCCGATTCCTTTCGCAATACATTGCTTAATCGAGTCCTGCACGTTGAACGCCGCGCAGTTACCGCACAGGCTTTTCTTCGCATCTTCGATGCTCACGTCCCAGGCGTCAGCCTTCTTACGCCAAAAAGCCTCGTTCGGCAGCTTCGGATTCTCAGGACCGTAACCGGCGGTGGTGATTGCCTTGGCGCGGTTCTTCAGATTCAGCACCACGTCCTGGGTAGGCATAGGGCACTTTGCCACCTCCTTCTCGGAGGTCATCATCTGGTCCATCGCAGCCTGGTACTTGCCAGGAACGTCGCGTGTCTGTGTAGCCATTACATCTTCCCCTTCGGCTTGGACTTGCCAGCCTCAGACAACGCAATGGCAATCGCCTGCTTGGGATTCTTCACAACGCGCTTGGTCATGCCCGAGTGCAGCTTGCCAGACTTGTACTCGCCCATCACCTTGGCGATCTTCTTAGCGGCCTTGTCAATCTTCATGGTTTCGCTCCTTCAGTTGGATGCGCAATTATGCAACGCGAGGCAGATTCCTGCGCAGCGGCTTGCTCCAAGACACTTTAGCACCGCCGAATGCACCTATCACCGCGTCGCTGGCAAATGTCAGGCAAAAGGCGTCGGCGCGGTCAGGGCTGGGGAAACCCCGCTTGCGGATCTCGTCCTTGCCCTCGATCTGAATCTTTCCGCTGGACGTGAACGAATACCGCACGATGGCGAGTTCGGCCACCAGCGCCTCGTCCTTAGGCATCTTGCAGTCACGCCCTTCCAGCCAGGCTTTGGCCTTGTGCCATAGCTCGGCCTTCAGGTTCCGGTAGGTCGCGCCCATCGCGGGTGACTCTGAGACGTTGATGCCGCGACAGGGCAGATTCAGTTCCCGCAGCCGGTCAACCACTCCCGCGCCCAGTCCGATTGAGTCCACCAGGATTTCGGTTGGTCGCTCGGATGGCGGCAGCGCCTCGTACTCGGAGACCACCGCGCCGGTCAGTTGCATCAGGTCCAGGTTCTTCCAGGTCTTAATCGGCTCGGTAACGGCGTTGCCCTTGCGCTTGCAGAGTGCCGACCTGTCCGACCCGAATCGCGCAACGTCCAGACCCCAGACCATCGGCGCTGACTCGCTGGGCTGGACATCCCGCTGCTGCGCCATCTCCAGTAGCTCCATTGGGATGACAGTATCGTCATCTGACCTGGGGAACTCGCCAAGTACGCGAATCCGGTAGGCGTTGGACTCCTCGCCGTAACGCGCTTTCATCTCCTCCAGGTACGCCTCTGAGACGCGGGGCGAGTCGGCGCAAGACACCTTCATCGTCACCCAATCATCCTTCAGCCGGTTGTGGGTGTCGTAGAAGAATCCCGTGGAGCGCACAGGGTTACCTAGCAGCAGGGTGACCGCCTTGTGTCCGGACATGGAACCGGCAGCGGCCTCGAACACCGCCTCGGGGATACCGGATGCCTCGTCGGCCACCAGCATGACGTTGTCGGAGTGAACCCCTTGGAGTGCTTCGGGCTGCTCTGCCCTTGATGTCCTGGCCGAGATGAACGCCTCGTTGGGCGCTTCCTTCACCTCGACCCTGTCCTGCTTCACGTCCAACTGGTCCTGCAGCATGGGCGGTAGCTGCTTCACCCACCGCTTCAGTTCCGCGAACAGGGCATCGTAAAGCTGGCTTGACGTTGGCGCTGTAACGACAATCTTTACAGGGAAACGCAGGAACAGATACCAGAGCATCGCCCAGGCGCTGGCGGTTGACTTGCCTACGCCGTGGCCGGAGCGTACGCTAATGCGTCGGTTTCCTGCCGCGATGTGATTCAGAAACTCTACTTGCCAAGTGTCAGGCTCGGTGTTCAGCACCTCCTTGACGAACAGCACAGGGTCGTTCCGGTAGCGCAACGCAAACTCAATAAACGGGTTCTCGGAATTCTCAGAATTTTTTTTGGAAGACATAGGGCGTTACCAGGTGGGTGGGTAGGGGGTCAGTGGGTTCGTGGGTTCGGTAGGTGTTTGGGTGCTGCCACTACCGCCCCGCCGCCACGCGCCCCACGGGGGGGGTCGGGCGGCCAGCGGCCAGGGCGCGGTCCGTCGGCAGGACGCCAGCCTGTGGACAACTCAGCACGTGCTGCGCTCCCTATGGTGATGCGGCCTGGTGCGCGTAACCCGTTGATTCCATTGGACATTGTCCCGATAATGCGGACAATATACAAATAACGCAATAGATACAGTGTCCATTATGTGAACTTAGAAATGCTGTTTATGCGTGTTTCTGCCTAATCGTTGGGCAGTTGCACCTGTTCTGTGGATATCTTTTGCATCCGGTCTGTGGATAACTCCTCAACCACCTCGACGTGGCGAAGAGCCTCCATGCGTAAACCTTGGATGCTGATGTTCACCGACTGCGCCTTGTCAGTGCCGTACGTCTTGCGATCCCATCGCTCGGCCAGCCATTGCCGCGTTCGGATGCGCTGCACGTCGCGCTGGCCGTTGTCCACGTCCATGCTGTCCGCGATAGTGAGTGTCTCGCAAGCGAGATGCGAGGCAGCTTCCACCCGCGCGCGTGTAATTATAGAATGATAATCATTCTCATCTATCCACCGATCGAGCGCACGCCGTCCGATTCCTAGGCCACGGCATATGTCTGCCTTGCTGCGACCCTCCTCAAACATCGACAGCACAAGCTCCGCGTCTAAGTCCTCAAGCAGCGCGAGGTCTGCCTTCACCTTCGGATTCCCTGGCATTACAAAGCCCTCCAAGCGTTTTTAGTAGTCTCAAGCACCCTACGCACCACCTCATCCCATAAATCACTTCCTGCGCTCATTCTTGTCCCTTTCTGCTGCCTTCGTATCAAACATCTTCCCGCCCTTGAACGGCTTGCTGATGTCGATGTCGTTCTCCATGTCCTCGAACCCGCTTGATCCTTGAGGCTGAATAGGAATCATTCTCGTTCCAGGTATCGCCGCCTTTATCTCCCTTACCTGAGTAAGAGTCTTACTGTTCATTACCACTTCCAGTTCTTCGAGAGTCCAAACCGAGCGATTAGCTGGCAGCTTGTGGAACTGGTCGTACCAGGTCGCCATCTGTTTGTCCCTGACGATGACCATCAAGCTCCCATCGCCCATCCGGTGTTCCATGCAATCGATTTTAGGCATCTGCTCTATGCCTGCTTCAGTCGCCCACCTGGTGAGCGCCTTGTAGGCCGCGATCATTCCCTTGATGGCCTTCTCTAGCCGTTCCTCGTCCCTCGCCTGACTGGCCTCCCAGATGCGCTCCCGCTGTGCGTTGACCTTTCTCCGGAACTCAGGCTCCACCAGGTCAATCACTCGGTCTATGCCCCAGACCTTCTCATGCTCCATCTTCGCGGTCTCCATCTCCACCATGAGCGAATGCTCAAAGACTTTGAAACGGTCGCTCGGATAAACGTCAGTCTCCAATAATTTCTTCGTTGCCATCCTCAACTCCTCATCTACACAACACTAGACCTAGCAGATAGCATCTACGCAACTACACCTTGCATTAAGCAAGGTGTTGCTAGTTGCGTAGATTTCTACCTATTTCTACACACTTGCGTATATACGCAATTGCATAGATTTAGCCATCTTGCGTATACTTTTACAACATAAGTACATACGCAATTGCCTATACGCAATCTACGCAACTGCGTAGACGCACCATCAAAACGGGGAAACATACGGCTCGTCCTTCTTTATTTCTCGCGGCTTAATCCAGCAGTATTCACCGACTGATGTCTTGTGGTAGCCCACCAGCCCCTTGTCAAACATAGCCTTCTTGCCGCGATCCCAATCCGTGTAAATGCTCTTGCTGTCGCCCTTGCGCTTCACAAATGCCTCCCTCCATTCAGCCAACATAACCGTCTTGTGGCGCTCCTCACCGACGCTTGTCATGTGCCCGTTCTCGTACAGCGCCGTCTGGATTGACTCAAACGCCGCCAACTGGTTGCCGTACAGCTTGCGTGGCTTCTCTTGTCTCTGCACTGCATCAGCCTGAGCCTGCTGCTGCATTGCCTCGTCACTCGCTCTCACGGCCAGGCTAATCTGCGCGTCGCTGATGCCAAGTGCGCTGGCTTTAATCTCCACCTTCACCATCTCAAACCCTATCTTCAGCCCGTCCTGGCCGTCCTTCTGCTTACTAATGGTGAGCACGCCTGATCCAGCTATCTGGCTTGCAGGGTTCGGGACAGCGTCAACTTTCATGAGTTCCAGTTGAGTGTCCACGGCTCCGAGCAGGCTGGAATGCCCACGCAATCCCTTGGTGGCATCTTTACCAGAGTGATGCAGGACCATCATGGCGCAGCCCAACATACGCTGTATCCGTCCCGCGTTGTGGATAAACGCTCCCATGTCTTCGGAGTTGTTCTCGTTGCCACCGCCGAATGCCCTGGCTAACGTGTCAATCTGCACCAGCTCAAACTGGACGCCGGACTTCTCCATCAGGTCCTTGATAGAGGCCACCAACAGGTCAAAGTCCTCGGCGCTCGATCTCATATTGATCGCGGCGCGGATAACGTAGATTTCGGCTCCCGCTTGCGTCTTGTTGTGCAGCTTGCAGGCTTTGATGCGTGCGCCGATGCCGCCAAAGCCTTCCCCGCAGATGTACAGCACCGCGCCTGCCGCCTGCACCTCGCGCCCCATCCACGGCCTGCCCGTTGCCACCGCCTCGGCAATGTCCAAGGCCACGAATGACTTGTAGGACCCTGGCGGCCCGTACAGCGCGGCGAAAGCCTTCTTCGGTAGGACATTCTCTATCAGCCACTCGACCGGCTCGTCCTCAATGTCATCCCAAGCCTCGATGTTGAGTAGTTGCCGCGGGATAAGGATGGGCGGCTCTTGATGTATATCAAAGTTATCGGGTTCTAGCGTAACTTCGGTAGAACTAGGCTCAATCCACTCGGGCGTAATGACCTGGTCCACGCTGGTAATGACAGGTAGCGCCTTGGCAAGTTCTGCCAGCCTGGTGCGGTCACCGCCGTCCGCTACCCACTCGTAGGCATCGTCACCCAGATCCGGTAGGTTGAAGTCGAGTACTCGGATTGCCTTGGCTACCGGCAGCAGCGCCTGCACTACGCGCTTTGCGTACTTCCAGCCTGGCGCGTCGCAGTCGGGAACCACTATCACTACCGCGCCAGCAAAGTATTGGGTGATGTCCTCCGGCCAGTGCCCAGCACCGGCGTGCGACGTTGTCGCAATCGCCCCTATGCTGACCAGGGCATCCGCTGCCTTCTCGCCCTCCACCAGGTATATGGCGCGTCCGGCTTCCCTGGCGTTGATGAGTTCCGGCAGGCGGTATGGCACTATCCGCGCCCCTGTCATGCTGCCCTTGCGGTTGCCAGCGGCATCCACCTTATGCAAGCTGTACGTCTTGCCCTTCTCGGTGTTGGTCTTGAACCGGCGCTTTACGAACAGCGTCTCGCCCGACTCGTCCTTGTACTCCCACTCCTGCTCCAGCGTTGGCATAGTCATCAATTCACCTTTGATAAGCGCGAGACTGTACTCCTGGCGCTGGAGTGCTGGCAATAGGTTGCGTTCTCGTACCGCGTCGAATACTGAGTGCTGGTCGCACCCGCCGTGGCAGTGGAACAGATACTTACCATTGTCTTCCTTAATGGATAGCGACGGGTTCTTGTCCCCGTTCCCCCTTCCATGCCCAGCCACAGGGCAGCTTGCAAGCCAGTTCCCGTTCACCTTCTTGGCGTTGCCCAGGGCTTTGGCTATTGTTTCAGTGTCCATTTTCTTGTTCTCAATTTTTAGAGGAAAAAAAAGCCGGTGGGGATCAGCCACCGGCCACCAGACTACTGGTTAGAAAAACTCTTCGTCATCCATCAC